CAGCAATGTTGTGGTAGCGCCCGGCATCAAGCCGATCAACGCTCAGTACCCCATAACATTAGAGCTTGAAAACATCACAGCTCGCATGACGGGATTCACCGCCCCGAAGGAACACAAATTCCCCGACCCAGTCAAGGGCATGGGGACGTCCCTTCAGGAAGTAATCGTCACGCGAAACGACGCTGGCTCCCTCGCACACGCGATCAGTAAACGCCTCGACGTTCGCCCTCAGAAGCACGTCGGGGAGGATTTTCTCGCGGGAGCTAATTACCTCCGGTCAATCACCCCCCAATTTCCCGAAATCCAAGTGGACGAGGCTCGCATCGAGGAGTACCTCTCCACCTTGGCACCTGCAAAAGCGACCAAATGTCGCGAGGTGCTGGGAAACCCGATTTACTGGCAGGGCATGAACTCACGTGATGTTTTCACCAAGGCAGAAATCTTGCTAAAGGACCCCACCTCCAAGCCCCGTCTCATCCACAACGGAAACCCCGTTGTCGCGGTGATCATGGGATGCATCACCAATGAGCTTCAGAAGCGCATGGCCTTCGTTATGTCCGGGGAAAACTCGTACAACAACGGCCGTGTTCGCGTCTTCTACCCGTGCGGGTGGACTGACGACCGCATCGCGGAGCTCATCGGCTTGGAAAGTGCAAAGATGACTCACACTATCGAAAGCGACTTCAAGTCGAACGACGCTACCCAACCGGTAGACTTAAGGGCCAAGGTCGAGCCCGACTACTACCGGTTGTTGGGAGCCCCTGACTGGTTTGCTCGCGAATCCAGCGAGCTGCAGAGAATGGACGTGTACGCCCGAGAGCTCGGCCTCTCCATCGCCATTGTAGGCCAACGCCACAGTGGTGAAGAGGCTGGTTCCGTAGGGAACACGTTCAACTCCTGCGCCGTAGCATGCGGCGCGGTCCTCCGTACTGACGCGGAGGAGGCAACAGTCGTGGCCACAGGCGATGACCTACTACTGCTTGCGAAGGGACCTTGGACCCCTTCGCACGTTCCTGACCCTCCTAAGCCCTGCCCCATACCCCAAGCCTTGATCGAAGTTTCCGAAGATCACGGCATGCAAGTCGAGGTATGCGAACCAGCGGCCCACATGGCTACCTTCCTTCAAACCAGGTATCCCGAGGACCCGGCAACGGGACAGTTCATCCCCTTCCCAAAACTGGGTAGGTACCTCTCCAAAGTCAACGTCCGCGTCAACACCAACCCGGACGTATCTGACAAGGATCTTATGTCAGGGAAATATCTCTCCCTGGCATACATGTACAGGTACCTACCCAAGATCAGCAGTCGGTTTTATAGCGCGTCCTGCGCTCTTTCGGACACCCCCGTGGTCGAGACCAAAGGCAAAGCGTGGAAGCCCATGACGGCTGAAGCAATGCGCCTCGGGTACCACGGCGTGCAGCATCCGACCTCAGCCGAGTCAGAGGCGGATCTGGTATACAAGCTGTACCAGCTCTCGCTCAACGATGTTCTTGACGACATCGACGCCATAACGGCGTCGTGTCTATTGCGCCTGGCGGATCCTCGAACCGTCAAGGCCATTAAGAACAACCTCCCCGTGCGTGTGCGGTCTAAAATCGCGCACGGGGACATCGACGGCTCGACCATGCAAGCTCTGCTCCTTGTTGATTGCCATGACCCTGTCTTTGTCAGAGACTCTCGTCTAAACTGATTACTTTCTTTTTGAATATCTTAACTTCAAAAAAAAAAAAAAAAAAAAAAAAAAAAAAAAAAAAAAAAAAAAAAAAAAAAAAAAAAAAAAAAAAA